TTGTCTAATTTCAGATTAATCATAATTTACATTTTAGGACAAAGATAAGAAATTACCTATTATCGACATGTTACCAGTCTATAATCTTTCAATTGATGAGTGCGATGCTGAAAATGGCGAGTATTTAGGCGTGCTAGAAATTGCCAATACAGCAAACCCAGCGATAATGATTAAAGGGGTTGCGTTCAGTACAAACGTTCAGAACTTAATGTTCAAAGATGATTTGAAATATCGTATTGCTAGCCCTGTATTAATACCGAAAAGAATACCACGACGAGACGAAACAACTGGCGAGGAGTATTATGTTAATGTAACTCCTGAAATCGTTGAACAAATGTTTGTCAAGTTCCAAAAGGACAGAAGCGGAAAAGACGTTTTTAACGATGAACACGACGAAGCTAAACGAGTACCTAGTTACATTCTAGAAACATGGTTAGTTGAAACACCAAAAACCGACAAATCGCTAATTACTTACGGTATTGAATGCCCCGAAAAGACGTGGTTTGCAGTTCAACAATTCACAGATAAACAAGCGTACTTTGATTGTGTGGATAGCGGTAAGATTGGATTCTCAATTCATGGTGAAAGTGCGTTGAAATTCACAAAACAAGAAATTATTAAACCAATAAATATGAGCAAGAGAAGAAAATTTGTCGCTCAATTCACTGAGGCTATCGGTACAGATACTGGTGAAGTTATTGTAACAGCAGATTCTATTGAAGTAGGTCAAGCGGTTACGGTGCTTGACGAAGATTTACAGCCGATTGAAACCTTTAGCGGAAATGTCACTATCGACGACCAACCAATAACTATAACAGATAATGTTATCGAGGCGGTGGGAACAGAAGTAGAAATGACAGAAGAAGTTGAGGAAGTCGCAGAAGTTGAAATGGCAGTTGAAGAAGTTGTCGAAGATGTAGAAATGGCAGAAGAAACGCCAGCAGTCGAAACCTACACTAAGGCAGAAGTCGATGCAAAATTTGATGAGATTTATTCAATGATTGCAGAGCTTAAAGTTGCAGATGTGGCAACAGTTGAAGAAGTAGAAATGGCAGAAGTGCCGAAACAAGGCATTGAATTAAAGATGTCGAAAATAGAACAATTATCAAAATTTTTAAACAAAAAATAACATGAGCAGAAAAGTACATTTTGCAATGGACGTAACAAACAATGCGTTATTGCAAGTTAACCCAAAAGAGTTTTACACGAAAGCGTTATTGTCTAACCGTTCAAGCGCACAATTTCGTCAATTACTTGGAATCAAAGAATCAACTAAAATCGCTTCTTTAGATTTCGGTACACTATTAACCGAAGCAGATTGTGATTTCGTTGCGAACGATTCTACATTGTCAGCAAAAACAATGGATGTTTGTAAAATCGCTTTGAACACAGAAGTTTGTCAATTTGAGATTGAGCAATCATTCTTAGCTGATTGGATGAACAAAGGTTCAAACGGTGATTTTATGCCAGCTGATTTCGCTACGCATTTCTACGATCAATTAGGTAGAACAGTTGCTGACCAATTGGAATACCTTACATGGCAAGGTGACACCGCTGGAGAAACTGATACTTACTTAGACCTTTGCGATGGTTTAGAAAAACAATTGTCAGGTGCGGATATTCCAGTTGCTCAAAAAATTGCGGGTACGAATATCACAGCTTCGAATGTTATCGCTCAATTGACTTTGGTTTACAATCAAATTCCAAAAGCATTGAGAAACCGTAAATCTGAAGTTAAATGGTTTATCGCTTCAAACGTTGCAGATGCTTACCGTTTGGCAGTTGCTACACAATCAGCTGAAGCATACACTACTAAAGATGCTCCATTAACTTTCTTGGGTTATGAGTTGACAATTGGAGAGGGAATGTCTGATTCAACTATGACTTTGTCTTTACAGTCTAACTACATTTTCCTTGCGGATTTGGTTTCAGACCCAAGCGACATCACTACAATCAACATGAAAGAAACAACTGGAGATAGAAAAATCCGTGTTATTTCTGACTTCAAAGTAGGTTTTAACTACTTGAACGATGCTGAATGGGTAACTTACAAAATCGCCTAACATTAACGAGGGGGGTTTAATTGCCCCCTTTTTATTCACATTTAAAAATACATACTATGGCTTGCGAAGCATTAGAGGGAATTGAGTTAGGTTGTGAAAGAAATAGCGGAGGACTTCATCAAATTTTGGTGGGTGACATGGCAGATATTTCTGCACAAACCGTTTCACTTCCTACTTGGAAAATCACAGCAATGACAGTAGACAACGAGCCTATTGAAATTGCCGTAAAAAGAAAAACATCAAACTATGTAGAGGATGAGCAAAACGATTTCGTAAACGGGTCGGTTGTTGTTACCGCTACAATCACAGCAATGTTGCACAGACGTGACGCTGATAAATCTCGCAAATTGAATATTTTGGGCGCGGGTCAAAGATACCTTTATGCAATCTGTAAAGATGCAAACGGATTATATTGGTTCTTCCCAAATGTACAACTTCAATCAGTTGGTGAGGGGTCAGGTCAAGAGCGTGCAGACGGTTCAAAATATTCCGTTGTATTGGTTGGAGAAAATGACCAACTTGCATACGAAATTGAGAAAGCAGTTGTTGCTGGATTATTTGGATTATTCTAAATTTTAACTACTACTAATAAATTAAGGTTGTTCAATTTGGACAGCCTTTTTTTGTGTCCTATTATTTACATGATTTATTTAGAAAAGAATATTTCCACAAACATAGCATTGACTTTAAAAGAAAGTTCTTTGTTATCCGCGCCTTATTACTTGTTTCATTTTGTTAACGAGATTAATAAAACAGAAACGTTTGTAAACTTTGAAGATATTAGCGGATACCCTGAGCGTTATAACTTATTCACAATGCAATTAGACTATGTCAAAGGTCAATATACCTATACAGTCTATGAAAGTATATTACCTGACCCCGAAACGATAGCAGAAACAACGGGTCGTATTATAGAAACAGGTATCATGATTATTCACTCCGATGAGGATGCAAACACAAACATTTATTTATGAAAATACTAGGTATAAATTTTAGTAGAAATTCAGTCGTAAGGACGGAGCAACAAGCATACAGTACTCCGTTTGGGCAAATTGGCGACGGTAACTTATCATTACCTTTTATTCAATCGCAAGTACACAAAGCGGGCGTTATTTACTTTGGTCAAGATAACTTATTCCCAAGTGTGCTAGATCAAATGTATTACACATCGCCTATTCACGGAGCGGTTATTGACTTTACAGTAATGGCTGTTATCGGTGGTGGTTTTACAGTTGAGGGATTGAGCGACGGAAAAGACAAGGTAGCGTTTGGCGTATGGTCCAGGATGAATAAAGTTGATAGAAATTTAGAAACGGTTGCGCGGGATTATAAGATGCACGCACGTGTACATTTTCTTTTGCACTATTCAGATAGCGGTAAATTCCTTTTCATGGAAAGATTACAACCCGCTTCTATTCGTTATCGCTTTGACGGCAACTATGAATATTCTAGCGATTGGTCAACGGGAAAAGAGCGCAGATTTTTAGAAGCGTATCACCCCGCTAAAGTAGGAAAGTATAAAGAAATGCTTTACACATTTGGCGAAGTTGGCGCGGGTCAAGACATCTATCCTATACCTACTTATTCAAGTGCGTTAAATTGGTGCTACCTAGATGGTGAACAAAGTTATTTTCACAAATCAAACCTACAAAACTCAATTTTTCCTAGCCTTATAATTAGACGCCCTAAGCGATTCGGTTCTAAAAAAGAGGTCGAAGATTTCAAAGACGGTTTGATGAATAACAAAGGCGCGAAAAACGCTGGAAAAGTATTCGTTTTAACGGGCGACGGTATGGAAAACACGCCCGAAGTAGTTACTCCAAGCGCACAAAACAATGATAAACTTTTTGAGGGTACAAGTAAGGAGTTGAAAGATAACATTTGTTTTGCTCACAAAATTAACCCGTCGATAATGGGCGTAAAGGTTGCGGGTTCTTTGGGTAACGCTCAAGAGCTTGAAATGAGTTACGCTATTTTTGAGAAAAACGTAGTATTTCCGATGCGTAGACAATTGGAAAATATGTATAACGAACTTTTACAAATCGCAAACGTTAACGGAACTTTCAATATTACTGGATTCAAGATTATCGGTGAAGAAATTGTTGGGGGTGAAGAAAGTAAAATCAATAAAACGGGTGAATTACTTAATGCTATGTCGCCTTTACTTGCAAATAAAGTACTTGATAACCTTACAATCAATGAAATTAGACGTATTGCTGGACTTGCAGACGTTCCCGACGGTGATAAACTTGCAAACCCAAGCGCACCAAGTAACAATCCCGAAACACCTATGATATGATTTATTTCGTTACAGAAAATTACTTAAAGCAAAAAACACCGATAACTCAAAACGTTAGTGCCACCGATGTGATGCCGTTTATCGAGCCTAGCGCAAGCGGTTGGATGCAGTCGATACTAGGTACTTACTTTTTCAATCACTTATTGACCGCTTACAACGCACAAACATTAACGAGTGATGAAGAAATATTAGTTGAAAAGATTAAACCCGCTGTGGCGTGGCGTGCGACTGTTGACTGCGTTCTAGGTCTTACATACCAACTAAAAAACAAAGGACTTCAAAAGCAAAACGGTGACAACTCCGAAAGTGTAGAACAATCGGAAACAACGTTTGTGATGCGACACTACGAACAAAAAGCGGAGTTCTTTGAAATGATTACAAGAAAATATTTGAAGTCAAATAGAGACTTGTTTCCACAGTTCACAAGCCAATTAAATAGAGATTCAGAATTAGCGCCACAGAACGATGATAATTTTAACACTGATACAATGTTTATATGATTAGTTATTTACAAGCAGTCAACGTTATAAAGACATTTGCCGACGACCATTTGCAAATTAACAGATTCGATTTTGAGTTCAAAGAGCAAATGCAGAATTTAGCTACTTTAAATGAAGCGTATCCGTTTTTGTATGTAGTTCCCCTGGCAAGTGATACAATCACAAATGTGAATGAATTTGAAGTTGAAATTTATTGCGTCGATAGGTTACAGAAAGACCGTACAAATGTCAACTATGTAGTGTCAGACACTAACCAAATATTAAACGATTTAGTGTTATGGTTAGAAGAGGGACAAGATGACATTGAGATAGTAGGAACGGCAACACAAACACCGATAAATAACGATTTGTTAGACTATGTAGGCGGTTGGGTTTTACGTGTACGTTTACAAGTTGAAAAGATTGGACTTTGTGAAATTCCATTAGGGGGTGAAATGCCACCGCCACCAACTTGCGAAAACGCTACTTTCCAAAATTCAGATGAATCATTTGTAAAAATGATTGCAAGTGGTGATACCTATACAAGTGATGATATTACGGTAAATGTTTACGACCAAAATGATAACTTTTTAGGCACCACTATAAGTCCTAGTAATATTGAAGTTACAGCGGTTGTAGAATTAGAGCCGTGCCCGCCTAGCGAAGTCGAAGCCAACGTAATTAATTCGCTTAATGAAATCGTAAACACCGCAATTGTAACAACTGACAATCCTAATATTTCTGCACCCGATGGAATAGTACATATCAAAAAAGAGCATGACGGTACAATAGCAAATGTTTCGACACCATCAGGAAACACAACAGAATACATAATTCAAAATAACGATATTACTGTAAACCTTGCAAATCCATTTTCTATTCATGCAGAAGATTCTTTAGATATTCGTTTACATAAAGCCAACGGAAACGATATTACACCTAGTTCGGTAACCCATCAAGGTAATCAAAACAGGGTAACAGTTGTTGTTCCTAATAGCGTAATTACTTTAAAAGATAGCGCATCAACAACTATAAGCACTACAAACGTACAAGCAACTGAAACGGCAAACATAACCGCCCCTGACGGCTTAATTAATATTAACGGATCAAGTGTTGGTAATGTCAAGTCAAACGGAACACGAAATTTATTCGTAAAATTAAACGGTATTAATTCGGGAACTTACGATGGAGTAGATACGATTAACGTAACTGCAACTGATGCGTGGGTACGTCCTACGGGTTGGTTATCTTTAGATACAGTTACAAATGGTAGCGAAAAATTTAGCGGTTTATTTGCTGTTTATGAAACACAGAAAAATGTTTGTACAATTCAAATTACAACGGGGACACGCACCATCAATTGGGGCGACGGAACTACACAAAGCGCAACTTCAGGAACTTTATATACAAAAGTTTACGACTATGCAACTTTGTCAAGTCCTGTTTTAGTTGATGAGTTTGGATTCAATTACAAGATGGCGGTTGTAAATATTCCAATGACAAGCGCAACACAACTATACATTGATAGAAATACCACGGCTACATTGATAAATAATGGTAGATCGTTAAATTGGTTGGATGTTGCGGTTGATTGTTCGACAATGACTTTATTTTCTCCAAGTCAGCAAGGAATATCAAATAAATTACAAAGATTATTAATTTATAATGTAGGTTCAATTATTGATGGTGGTACATATTTTACTCAATTAATTCATTTACGAGTATTAAAATTTCCTTTTGAAAAATTACAAAGTACAAATATTACATTTGTGAATTATTTTGGAAATGTAAGGGATGAGAATAATGACCCTATAAATATTACATTATCAATAAATACTGGTAACTTATTTAACCTATTTCAAAATTCATTACTAACAAAAATAGGAAATGTTTTAGCCCCTACAAGCACATCTAGCCAGTCAATGTTTGATAATAATTTATCACTACGTCAAATAGGAAATATAAATTTACCATTAGCTTCTAATTTAGTTTCAATGTTTGCAAACTGCGTAAATCTTGAATCAGTTGTTAATATCACTATTTCATCAACTTGCACAAGTATAAACGGATTAGGAAACAATGCTAGAAAATGTAAAGGTTTTATAATTTCAAACTGTGCGGGCATTACAAACGCAACAAACGCATTTTTCTCAATGGTATCAATGGAAACTTTGATTCTTACTGGAATGACTAGAGGTTTTACAATTGACGATTGCAACATGTCAGCAACGGCAATCAATGCTTTGTTTACTTCATTAGCTAACGCAGTAGGAAGCCAAACAATTAACGTAAGACGAAATCCTGGTTCTGCAACTTGCACAACATCCATTGCAACAAGTAAAGGTTTCACAGTAGTAATCGCTTAATTTTAGAAATATGTTTTACAAATTTGAAAATGGAAAGTGGGAGTTTGGTTATACGGTTTGTTTACCAAGTGGCGAAATTCTAAGCGAAGAAAATAAGGTTAATTCTGACGGTTGGGAGTGGCACGATGAACAACCTATTGATTTTAATGTAACTAATGTTACAGAATAAAAATAAATAGTTACATTTGATGCGATGATGGAAGCGGTTAAAATATTTAAGACTTACGGAGGGCTGGGAGTGGTTTCCGTTTGGTTATTCATGACGAATAGTAGAGTAGATAAATTGGAACTAGAATTGCAAGCTTGTAATGATAGTAAAATAGACATTTACAGAGAGTTAACCAAGCCGATAACAAGCAAGCACAACGAAAATAAACCGCTATTAATCGCAATATTAACGCAACCAATAACACTTAAAAACGTAGAACATGAAGAAAGTTGAAAATGAAAAACCAAAACAAGGATTTTTTAAACGCTTAAATGCGAAAACTCCTGACCATAACAAAAAAGTAGGTCGAATAGCAAGTGTTATAGCATTAATTACTGGAAGTATTTTAACTGCTGGAGTTGTTACTGCGCCAATTGGTATAACTATTTTAAGTGTTGTTGCATCTGTTAGTGGTGGAATAGCTGTTTATAACGGTCAGAAAGTAGCTGAATAGCATGGTAGAAAAAATCAGTAAGAATGTTCACAAGATTAGTTTATCAGGTGAATATAATGAAGTTGCTTTACTTTCCGATTTACATTGGGATAATCCGAAATGTGATAGAGTGCTGCTAAAAAAACATTTGGACTACTGCCTAAAAAATGAGATTCCCGTTGTTATTACTGGGGATCTTTTTTGTTTGATGCAAGGTCGTGGAGATAAACGTTCCAATAAATCGGACATCTTACCTGAACACAATAATTTTAAATATTTAGATTCAATCATTGAAACGGCTGTTGAATGGTTTACGCCTTATGTAAGCGTGTTAACTGTTATAAGCTATGGTAATCATGAAACGAGTATTATTAAGTGGCAAGAAACGGATATTTTGCAAAGGTTTGTAGACTTGTTAAACATGACAACGGGAGGCAACGTTCAAGTTGGCGGTTACGGCGGTTGGATAGTTTACGAGGTTAAACAGCGAACAAATGTAAAAGCAAGTTTTAAGCATAAATACTTTCACGGTTCTGGCGGTGGTGGTATCGTTACCAAAGGCGCAATTAATCTAACTAGAGCGTTGGAAACTTACGAGGGTTTTGATTTGTTTAGTATGGGACATATTCATGAGAATAGTTGCCGTAATGATTCAAGAGAAATACTTTACATGCATGCAGATACTACTGAAATTAGGCTTAAACAAATACACCATTGTATTACGGGAACGTATAAAGAGGAATATGGCGACGGCTCTAAAGGTTGGCATATTGAACGTGGCTCACCGCCGAAGCCTTTGGGTGGTCGTATTTTGATGCTTAGTGTAAAGCGTGAAAACGAAAAGTTAATAAAGTGTTTAGATAGTAAAGGATTTCCAATTTAGACTATTATATTAGTCAAAAAGGAAATATTTGAGTAATTTAGCTAATATATTAATCAAAAAAAATGGGTAAAGTAATTTTAGAATTTGATAGCGTTGAAGAACAAGACGAAGTAAAAACGGCACTCGATGGTTATAAGTGGAAAATTGCGATTTGGGACTTAGATCAAAAGTTACGAAGTATAACTAAGTACGGAGAAAGTTTAATTCAAGATTCAGCAAGCGAAATAGAGGTTGATGTTGCAAATGCTATGCGTGATGAATTAAGAAATATTTTAAGTAGTTACAATTTAAATTTAGATTAATGAGCAACGTAAAAAACTATACAGATATTCAGTTACTCGATAAGGTAAAAACGCTTAAAAGTTTCAAAGGTATTCCTGAAACTTATTGGATTTTATCTGTGCGAAGTAATGAAGATGAAACGGATAAATTTGACGATAAGTGTTATTTGTTTCGTGGATCAAAGTTTGTCCTGGTGACTTCGTGTACAACTAACAAAGGCAATAAAGGTACAGGCGTTGTTTGTGCGAATGTTTGGAACTATGGAGCTTGGATAATTGGCAAGCATAAAGGCAAAGTTAAAGCGGGACTTCAAAGAGTTGGTTTTCCTTATCAAAGAGATTTTACTGCAGACGGCAAAACGAATCCAACGACTGAAATCAAAACAGATATTAGAGGTTTCAACTTTCATCCAGCGGACCATGATATTAACCGTAAAATTGTAAAGACTAACATAGGCGGATGGAGTGAGGGTTGCATTGTACTTAATGACATACCAACATATTTGAAAGTGATTAATTTGTTAGAGCCTCAAAAGATTTGGTCAATGGTTATAGTTGACGAATTTTAACTAACTTTGTTTTTTCATAAATTAATTTTTAGTTTTCGTTTAGGTAAATTAAGGCACTTCGAGAGGGGTGCTTTTTTCGTTTTGCCGTTCATCATTGATATTTGCCGTTCATCACAATTGTAGTAATTTATCGAAAGTGAGTTAGTAGATTTGCTGAAACTTTAAAATTAATTAAGATGAAAAACGAAAAGAGAATTTATTTAGTAGTGTTTGGATTGCATGCTTTAGTATTAATCGCTTTATGTTTTATTTAGTATGGAAAATTTCCCACTATTCGAGTTGAAAGCAAAACTCAAAGAAATCGAAAAAAGACTTTCGGAAGATGTTATTGTAGATTTACGTTTCCAAAGTGAAATTCAAGATGACAAAGAAAAAGTTAAGCAGTTGAAAAGGTCGATTGCTATTTTAGAATCAAATAAGTATTGAGATGAAACAAACAGCAGTAGAGTGGTTATTTGAACAACTATGGAATAGTGATAAAGATAAGTTTGTTTGGCATTCTTTATTAGAACAAGCCAAAGAAATGGAAAAGCAATTAATTATGTCAGCATTCACTAAGGGCGAATTTTTTAGTTCGGATTATTTTGATGTTTGCGCCCCAAATAAAGATTGTAGTGAAAATTATTATAAAGAAACTTTTAAAAAATAGTATTTTATTAAAACTAAATTACTATATTTGCACAAACGAAAATTAATTAATTATGGAAAACAATTTAGACTTATGGAATAGAGTTGAAAAAACTAATCCAAAGTACACAAAGAAAGCTAAGATTTCAGGACATGAAATAACAGCTATTGCACCGCAGTACCAAATCATGCAAGTAACGGAAGAATTTGGAGTTTATGGGCAAAAATGGGGGTTTAAAAATATTACTTTAGATTACTCACTTGCAGAAAAATTTAACATTGTAGTTTTTAAAGGTATTTTCTTTTTTCCAAATGGAGAATTTGAGATTATCAATTCATGCAAAATGTACATGGATAGAAATTGTACAATGGTTGACGATAACTTTGCAAAGAAAATTGAAACCGATGCTTTGACAAAGGCAATTTCTAAGTTAGGTTTTAACGCTGATATTTTCATGGGTAAATTTGACGATGTTAGATATGTTGAAGAAATGAAAAAAGAATTTAAAGAGCCTAATCCAAGCATTTCAGACGACAGGTTTATAAGTGCTTTGCAAGCCATAGCAGATAACAAAGCAACAAAAGAGGATTTAATTAACAATTTTACATTAACCGCTAATCAATTAGCACAATTATAATAATCATGCAAGAGAATCACATTTACGACATCGATAGAGATGCAGAAGCAAACGGTTGGGCAAACGCTCAACCAAACGCTAACTTTGACTTAGTAGTAGCAAAGGATAGTTTAGTTCCCACTGTAGAGGGATTTATCAAAACGCTTAACGAGGGCGTGGATAATGGAGAATTGAAAGCCTTAGAAGTTTTCGCAGTTTACAAGAAGCTGGAAAAGATATTCGACGAAGCAAAACGCAAAGTAGAAGAAACAGCAATGGACGAAGCTAGAAGCTACGATAAAACTTTTGTAATTGCTGGAGTTGAATTTACATCAAAAGAGGGTAGCAAGTTATTAAACTATTCAGAAGATTTCCTTATTCAAGAATTAAGCGAAAAACTTAAACAACGCCAAGAGTTAATTAAGGTCGCTACGGCATCAAAAGAAGCGATTTACGACGCTGACGGTATAGAAGTAACAAAAGTATCTTTAAAGCCAACAAAAAGCAGTTTAATGGTTAAATTTAAAAACAAGTAAATATGAGTGCAATTATCCAAATGTCAATTGATGTAACAAAGATTGACAAATCAAAACTTAAAGACGGAAAATATTTGAATGTAAGTATTTCTGTAAACGATGAAACGAAGTACGATAACAACGTTTCAATGTGCTACAACCAAAGCAAAGAAGAACGTGAATCAGGAGCAAAGAAAACATACTTCGCTAACGGTAGAGTAATTTGGACTGACGGAAGCATTAAAGTGGCTGAAAAGGCTATTCAGAATGATATTCCAGCTGGTAACGAAACTTTACCAAATACAGATTTACCTTTCTGATCTAAATTAATTTAATTTTTTAAGTCCGCTATTCCTAGAGTTTAGCGGATTTTTTAATTTATTTTCAATTATTATTTAAAAAAGTATTGTTTAATTAAAAAGTTTTAGTACATTTGCTGAAACGAAAACGAAAAAGTTATGAGAATTAAAGCAAAAATTACAAGCAAATCAAAAGCGAATAGACTTCGCAGAGTGGAAAAGTACCAGTATTCTAAAACCAAAACGGCTTATTACTGGAGTGTATATTTTGATAGAATGTGTATAGGCAACTATTACATGGATTCTAACTACATAATGCAACACAAAATTACTTACGATTACATTTTAAACGACTAAGTTATGGCTTTCAATAATTTTAACTACGATCACGAGGGAATCACTTTCGAAGTGTTTTATAAAAAGAACCGTGAAGATGAACCAGTCATTGAACGAATCATGTTAGGTAAGCATGATGTAACCGATGAGATTCAAGAAACAGATGTTTTTAGCTTCATTGATGATACGTTAACCGAAAAATGGAGAAACGATGACTTATAAAACCAAAAGCGATATTACACCCACAAACATCTATATTCCGAATCATTTAATTGGTTTGGAATTAGAGGGGGTTTTGCAAGGTAATTTAGTCGTAAAAAAGAACCATGTTAATATTCACACTTTCGACACTATCACAGTAATTGAAGAAAGCGAATGCGAAAAAACAAAGCGGACTTTTTACCAAGCAATTGCCTATTTGAACAAGAAACGATATTTTGTAATTTTAAAAAAGAAGTAAGATGATAACAATTAGCTGTAAAAATGGTAGAATATTTTCTGCTATAAATGAAGATTATATGGATGCTGAATGCAAACTTCAGATTGCATATTACAAAGCACAAGGATGTATTATTGAAGTGGTAGAAAGCTTTGTTTTTAGCCCACCTCATAAATGTGAACACTGTGATGAATTAGAACACAACTTTGAAAATCTAATTGATGAAATAACTTCTACAATTTGTTAAAAAAATAACACCATGAAAAAAGAAGAAATTTACGTTGTAATTGACAGCGCGCAAACAAGACAAAGAGCGATTAAGATATTGAGTGATGCGGGGGAAAGTATTTGGAATAATACCGATTTTATGGGCAATGGTACAACAGTACTTACACAAACATACATTACTCCGATTATTCTTGTTTTTTATAAAGGTTGGTATTGCATAAAAACAGTTGGCAATAAACAAGAAATTACCCTAGACCAACTAGAGCAAATGTTATCGCCAAAGCAAGAGATAAAAATGGAACTAGATGCGTTAAAACTAATTGCTGAAAGTTACGGCTTTGAGTTAGTAGAAAAGAAACGAGAAATAAAAGTTGGGGATTTCGGGAAGTTTTGGAGTGATAATAATTGTTATTTTGTTGGTTTTTTGCAAGATGTTTATAAAATTTCAGAAACAAATAAATGTGTGTTTCAAATGAAAGATTATGGAACTTTTTGTTATTTCGCCTACCTAACAGACGAAGAAAAAGCAAACATTCAAGAAAATTGGTAGTATGAAACTAACAATTGAAATAAATTATACCAATTCAGTTGAGCGTGTAAGACATCGACAAAAAGCGGAGGAACTTATACGGTCAGGACTTGAAAGTTATTCGTGTAAAGACTTTTCATTTGCGATTAACAAAGAAGTGAAACAAGAATTTCCCAGTATTAAATTGGTTAGATTTGAGCAAATAAACGGGGAAAAATGTATGATAATCCCTAGTAAAATGAATTTTTAATGAAGCGTTGTTATAAGTGCGATAAAAGGAAACCTTTATTTTTATTCAAAAAGGATTCTAGCAAGTACCAAATTAAATCCAGCAAAGGAAAATGTATTTGTTGCAAAAAGTGCAACGTTAAATTAGCCTTTAAAGTTGGCGGAGTAATGAAAAGAATAGAGGGTAAGTTTACCTTTGTAGAGTTAAGTAAAATACAAATAATCAAATATTTTTTAAAATGATAATAGAAGAAGTAAAAGTAGGTCAAAAATGGAGTAACGTAACACGTCACCAAATTGTAGAAATTACATACATAGTGGACAAAATGGTTTGGTATAACATACTAGAACAGGACACCACAAAGCACAAAAGCGAATTTGGAAAGTCAACAGAACACTTTACTAATAGTTACACTTTGATAAAATGAAAGAGCCGTTAGATAAATACATCGAGTATTTTAATCCACGACACCACGAACAGTACAGATTCAGTTATCTGGTAACAATGAAGAAGCTAGTATTTGTTCACTTGAGAAAGCAAGGTTATTCAAAACGAGATTTGTTAAAGGTTTTCCGGTGCAATATTTCAAGCATTCGACATTTGGAAAATTCCGCAAACGATTTTAAAGATAATAACGATTATTTTAAGGATAATTGGATGTGGATAATTTGCTCAAAAATAAAACCCGTTCAAGTGATGAATAATTGGAGCGAACACGGCAATCAAAAAGTAGGTTTTAAAATGGTTTTAATAAAAGATTTATGAAAGATATTGCAGAAAGAATACACTACAATGCAATAAAACACGCTTTAGATTCAGTTAATAAATTTGGTTTTTACAAGTGTTATAAAACAGAAGAAATAGCCAAAGATATCAAAGAATTATTTGGAGTTAATGTAAAGGTAGGGAGTGGCGTTTTATTGCAAATAGAAACATTAGATAACGAAAAACAATTAACACTTTTTTAAAATGACAATACAACAAAAAGACGATTTAGCGCACATAGTAATGGCGACAATGCAACTGCAAAGCGCAATTCACACCCTCGATAAAGTAACTGGAGAGGGTAACAAGTTTAAGCAGCTTAAAAAGAAAGAATGGAATCAGTTTATTCACTTCGTTCAAAAGTTCACGGCAAAGCATGAAATCGAACTTTACGATTTAACCGCCAAGTTGCCAGAACAAAGTCAAAACTACATTGACTGCGTGAACGAGTTTGATAAAATTGCGGAAGAAATGAAAGTAATAATACCTTAAATAAAAACAAGTAAATACAACTAAATACAAGTTGTAAATTCAATAAAAATAGTTAGTAAATTAGTAAAAAAATAGATTTATGGATTACGTTTGGAAAGAAATACCAGAAACAAATGGAAGGTATGCAATATCAATTTATGGAGAGGTGCATGACATTGAAAAAAATAACTTTATTAAACCACACATGAGTGGGGTTAAAAGGAGAAATTATCCCCAAGTTACTTTATACATTCAGGAATTGCAAAATATTTACTTTGCATTGACCGGCGAAGAATTGAGAATCAACTAACGCTTTACTAATGGACTTATTTACAATCACTAGACAAATAGTAATACACAAGGCGACCGGTAGCGACATTATCGCAATTCGGGACTATTGGAGCAACGGAATGCAGTACGTCGACTGCGCTATTCCGCAACTCAACGAAAAGGGCAAATTGTATTTCGCAAATGCGACTTATTCGATTGACGAAATTGAAATAAAATAATCGAAATTGTAGGTTGAATTGAGATTATTTGTATATTTGTAATTCAAGAAGGGTGAGAACTTCAGGAAATTTAATTGAAAAGCTAGCATGAAAGGGTATTCTCACCCGCCTTTGATTGCTGGCTTTTCGCATTTATAATATTTTTTTATGGTAAGTATTTTTAAACATGCAAAAGAGCCAAACAGTGAAAGAAATCTATCGATTGAAGCATTTTTTGACGGTATCAAAAACGGTCAGTGGCAAGACGAAATTTTAGATTTTAGAACCGGAAAAAGAAAGAAAGAAACTTTACATGCTGTTACTGCAAGCGGAGTTTTTAAGGAAAGAAAGGCAAATAATTTGCTCAAGCATTCCGGATTAATTTGTATTGATGTAGATGCAAAGGACCAAATTTGTGAAATTGACATTGAAGCATTAAAAGCCGACCAATATGTACATTGTATACATAGGTCCGCTGGTGGATTTGGTTTTGCAGTTTATGTAAAAATTGATAGTGAAAGACATTTAGATGCTTTTTTAGGACTTGAAGAATATTTTTTTATAAATTATTCCATTGTTGTAGATAAATCATGTAAAGATGTTTCCAGGTTAAGATTTATTTCTTATGATCCTGAATTAATAATAAATGAAAAATCAAAGGTCTTTAAAAAATACCTAAAGAAAAAAGAAGTTGAACGCAAAAATTATAAACCGTTTGTAGTTAAGTCAGATTTTGACGACATGGTTAACCAGGCAAGCGGGATGAATTTATTTGATGAATATTCAGATTACATTAAATTGGCCTTTGCTTTAGCTTCGGAGTTTGGACCAAATGGAGAAAGTTATTTTCATTCACTTAGTAGAGCTTCGTCAAAATACGATGAAGTAAAAGCGTCAAAACATTATCAAAAAGCATGTACTAGAAAAGAAACCGGAATTTCTATTGCTACAATTTATTGGAAGTTTAAAGATGCAGGAATTTCTTTGACTTCTGAAAAAACTGAAACAATTAAATCAGTAATTAAACTTTCAGAAAATCCAAAAGAAACTTTAAAAGAATTAGGCATTGAAGACAATGATAATATTATTGAGAATTTAAAACCTGGTACTAAAGAAAAAACGGAACTAGATGAAATAATTGATTTGATAAGATTACAAAAAATTAAGTTCAATGAAATTACACGAAATTTTGAAATGAAAGGAACTGAAATGACAGATAGAGAAATGGCTCAATTCTATTCTTTAGTTTGGCATAAAATAGATGAGAAAGTTTCGAAAGATAAAGTTTGGACCTTAATACAATCAAAAGAAAATACGCCAAGTTTTAATCCTATACATGACTTCTTTCTAAATAATCAAAATATCATTCCGGATAATGAATTTGAAAAATTAAAATCATGTTTTACAATAGATGCACAGATTTTTAAAGATGAGGAGTTTTGGAATATTGAAGACTACCTGGATGTTTACCTTAAAAAATGGTTGCTTGGTATTATCGGTTCTAGTTTTGGGACTTATTCGCTTATGATTTTGGTATTGGTAGGAGAACAAGGAGTAAGAAAAACGGAATTTTTTAGAAATTTATTACCAAAAGAACTTAGAAAATATTATGCAGAATCAAATTTAGATGAGGGCAAAGATTCTGAAATTTTAATGTGTAAAAAATTACTAATTGTCGATGACGAATTTGGAGGTAAATCAAAAAAAGATGCTACAAAATTAAAGCGTTTATCTTCACAACAAACATTTTCAATTCGTGCGCCTTATGGCCGAATAACGGAAGATTTAAACCGTTTGGCAGTGCTTGGGGGTACTTCAAATGATAGCGAAGTAATAAACGATCCAACCGGAAACAGACGTATAATTCCGATTAATCTAATTGCATTTAACATTGAAAAATTTAAATCAATTGATAAGACAAAATTATTTATTGAGCTGTACAATGAATGGAAAAATGATCCTCAAGGTTGGTTTTTAGAAAAAGGAGAAATAGACTTTCTTAATCAATCAACTTTGAAAAATACAGAAGTTTGGCAAGAAGAAGATTTGATTACCAGGTATTGCAAATTTGACCAATATAATTACATGACTTCAACAGATGTAAAACTAGGACTTGAAAAACATTTTCCATCACTTCGTACAAACACAAAAAGAATAGGTCAAGCATTAAAAAAAGTTGGAATAGAACAAGAAATGAAAAAAATAAACGGAAAGTTAATGAGAGTTTACCGTTTACAAATCGATTTATAACAACATCTGTAAACCTTAACTATTTAAATATCAGTATGGAGTTTACAGTTACAGATAAAATGAGTTTTTTTGTTAGGATAGCCAACGTGAAAAAAAAATTAAAAAAAAAATTAAAAATATTTTCATGTAGGTAAATATGTAAAATAATGTGTTAATCTGTAAATCTGTAAACTCAGCATTGTGGCACAGATAGTTAGAGGTTTACAGATGGTTTACAGATGGTATACAGATAAAAATTAAAAATATGCTTAGAAATTATCAAAATTTGGCAATTGACCAAATAGAAAAAATAAAAGGTAACGTAATGTTACAGATGCCAACAGGAAGCGGAAAGACATTTACTTTTTGTGAATTGGCAAAAAGACATTTTGCTGAAAATATTGAAAAAGTTTTAATTGTTGTACATAGGCAAGAATTATTACAACAAGCATTTTTATCACTTGGCGAAAAATGTTTTAAGATTGAAAAAGGTATTAAAGTTATTCCGCATGATTACGATTTTTATGTGGCAATGGTTGAAACATTAAATAGAAGAATTGATAAGTTACCAGGTTTTGGATTGGTAATTATTGATGAAGCTCACATAGGAAATTTTAGAAAGTTACCATTCTTTGATAAGGTTGAAACAAAAGTTGTAGGAGTATCAGCAACACCGGTAAGCGAAAAACCATTAGCCGATTATTTTCACAGTTTAATAATGCCAACAAATATTCCTTATTTGATTGAAAATAAATTTCTATTGAATTGTGAGGTTTATGGTTTTGCAAGCGATCTTGTTTCAAAGCAAAAATTTAAAATAAGAGGTGGAGATTTTGACGAAAAAGAAATGGAAGATTTTTATTCGTCTGAAAAAATGGTTAAGAATGTAATTAATGCGTATTGGTCCAAAATAGCCGGAAAAAAAACAATTATTTTTAATGTAAATGTAAATCACAATTTAGCTGTTTTTAACGCATTTAAAAACGAAGGTCTTAATGTGTATTCAATTACCGGAGAAACACCAACAACCGAAAGAAAAAAGGCAATAGAGGATTTTAAAAGTGATCCGCATGGAATAATGTGTAATGTAGGAGTATTGACAACGGGTTACGATGAGCCAACAGTTGAAGCAATTATTTTAAATCGAGCTACAAAATCGTTGCCTTTGTATTTACAGATGATTGGTCGAGGTTCTAGGTTAAGTCAAAATAAAGATAAATTCTTTGTTATTGATTTGGGTAAAAATACAACTAGACATGGTTTTTACGATGACTTTTTCGATTGGAAAACAATGTTTGAAAAAGGAACTAAAAAAGAAAAGAAAGGAAACAAAGAAAGCGCAGCACCAATTAAGGAGTGTCCAGGTTGTGGATTTATGCAACATACAAGAAAAGTTGTTTGTGAAAATTGTGGGCATGATTTTGAAGAAGAAAGAGAAAAGCAAGCTAAAGAAGAAAAGGACCAACAGTTATTTTTATTGACTAGAGATAGACCTATAAACATTCCAACAGATAAACTTTATCAATTAGCTGAAGAACGTTCCTGGAAACCATACGCAGTACTTCACAAAATTGCAGAGCACATTGTCAACTATCAAATAAAATATGAAAGCGTTGTAACAAATGAATATAGCAATAGTATGGGAATTATTGAACTAGAAAAATGGTGCAAGAAATACGATAAAAAAAATAACGGTTGGCATAAAGAATTTGTAATAAATTTACTAGATGAAAAAAGACGAATCAAAAATACAGCAAGAAATAGTAATGTGGTTTAATAACACTTATTGTTTAAAAAATAGTGATCCACAATGTTTAATTTTTAGCGTTCCTAACGAGGGAAAAAACGCCAGGGAACAAATGTATAAAAAAGCATTAGGCATGAAATCCGGAGTAAGTGATTTAATTGTTATTATTCCAAATAAAATTTTATTCATTGAGTGTAAAGATGAAAAAGGAAAGCAAAGAGAAACACAAATTGAGTTTGAAAATAGCGTTAAAAAATTAGGTTTTGAATATTATTTAGTTAGAACGCTTGCAGAATTTCAAAGTGTAGTTAAAGAATATTTATAAAATATTAGTTTATTAAAATAATATTGTTATATTTGCTGAAATATTTAAACGAAATGAAGAACGACAGAAACGCTGGAAGAAAGAAAGTAAAAGATGCGGTTATGGTGCAAGCCAAAGTGACTGCGAAATACGCTGACGAATACAAAAAGTTAGCGGAGAATTATCGAGAGTACGAAACTAAAAAATCAAGTGATGCAAAATGAATTATTAATAGCAACGGTTATTGTGATGCTTACCATATTATTTGGTTCGATTATCATATCCGAAAATATTAGACCAAAGTACGAAATTAAATATTTGCGTGGTTGGTGGGTAATTAGAGATGTAAAGACTAAAACGCATTTAAGACGGTTTAGCACTAACGAGAAAGCGATAGAGTGGTATAACGAAAATTGTTTATAAGATGAAAAGAGGTAGTTACTGGTTTTCTTTCTTGAGCGAGAAAGAACAAAAGGAATTTAGAAAAAATTGTAAAGAATTTCACGAATACATACAAATAGAATATTTTAGTTTTGATTGTTTTATTTCACTTTCATTTGATTGGATTGATAGTCCACAAGGTAATAATTATTGGTATAAAATTTCTAATAGAAAAGTAGAATGATAACAGAAAACCAACTAAGAGCGTTAGACTTTGAGTTTCATAACGATTTAGATATGTATTCATTTGAAGACATAGATGTTTCATTTGATGAATTAGGGATAAAAATATTCTTGAACGACTTTCAAGTTTACGGTATCAACGACCACAGAGATTTAGAAAAATTTATAAAATTTGTTTATGGAAGCTGAAAAAAAAGCGAGGGAATTAGTAGATAAAATGTTAGCTGTTTATGATATTGATAATATAGCGATTGACTGTGCGTTGATTGCAGTTGATGAGATATTAAAACTACATAAAAAAGTAGCATTAGAAACACTTGAATTTTATTTAGAAGTAAAACAAGAAATTGAAAAGTTATGAGATACGTTGCATTATTATTTTTGATTCTTTTTGCAATCGCATTAGTTGTAAAAAAGATAAATAAAGATTATACTTATTTAGAATGCTTATTTTTTACAGTTGTTTCATTTTTTATAGGTTCAGTTGTAGGTGGTATATTATTTATTTTTATAAAATATTGGTGATGAGAAAATTAAACAGAAAAGAACCGCTAGAAAAAAACTTTGAGCGGTTAATCTTTGGGGTTGCAATAGTAGTTATAATTGCGGTAGTTGCGAAATGTAGTGGCGTGATGCCTGAATAACGTGATGCAGCTAAACGAGGTGGCGTATTCCACCGATAATATTCAAAAGAAAATGGACAATTTAAACAATACCCCAAAAGAAACAGAGCAACAGCCATCTCGGTTAGGTGCTGTTATAACCAGTGCTTTTATTAATTAACTTAAAAAAAATAACAATATGGAATACCAAAAATACATTGATTTAGGATTTGAAAGAACCGATATGAGTTGTAATGTCGAGTTTAAACAAACAGGTTATCACGGATTTGCTTTAGAGAAAAAAGTAAATAAAAAACAAATGGTTTGTGTAACGAGTGGTGAACTTGATAAACCGAAACTATACATTAAAAAGCGGAATAGTGAAACATATCACATTATACCAATTTCAACAGAAGCGGTTATTGATTTGTTTAGCAAGTCCGAGAATGTCGATTATATGACTACTGCTTGTTAGCATTGGTTATAACGGACAGCGATAGGCGATGGCTTTAGTCTCGCTTATTGACTGTTATAAAGCCGTTTTAATGGCGTAATAGAAAATAAATTGTACATTTGAATATGATTTTATCTATAAAAGTGTTTCTAATAGCGTGGTTTATTACGCATTTCGAACCAATCCGTGACAGATTGGAACGGTTATACTTAATCAAGCGTCTAGAGAAAGTAATCGACATTGTGACGTGTTTTAAATGCTTATCATTTTGGAGTGTTTTAATTGTTACATGGAATATTTATTATGCTATCTTTGCATCGTTAACGGCTTATTTATATGATTCTATTGCAGAGCGAGATTGATACTTGGACTACGCACCCAAGTGACAGTAAAAAGGATATGTTGACTTGTCAGCGTATCTTTTTGGCGTATAATAGCGATGCTGAATATTACTGTATGTGTAGTAAGACAAAGCGAAAAATTAAGCGTGTACAGTTTAATGAATGGTATGCAAAAGTCACAAATTGATAACTACGTAAATGAAAATTATCAGTTACTTTTAAAAGTTGCTAGCGACTTTGTGCGACGAAAAAAAAGAAATTTTGATCCTGAGATTGTAATTAGTGAAGCGTATATTCACGTGCTAAAATGTAAGGATAAAATCGAAACAGTCGGACAACTGCAATCTTATTTTTTTAGTAAGATAAACCTAGAAATTTGCAAACAAAACAGCGTAACGAATTACCAGTTCAAAGAAAGGCATTCGGAGTTGATAGGTATCGAAAGACAAGAAGAAAATAATATCCTATTAGAGATAGAACACGACATTAAGCGTAACAGCCAAAAAGCACAAATCGAAGCGTATAGGCTAAATTTGAAATGTAGCATAAAAAAGATTATCTTTGAAGCGTATTTCATAAAGAGATACAGGACAGTAAGGGATTTCGCTAAATACTTCAATCTAAGCAAGCAAACAGCGAATGATTTAATAAATGAAATGAAACAAGAAATAAGAAACCATGGCAAAATTTAAAGAAGAATTTGAAAACTGTATCGTAACAGTAAATTCAAGAGCAATCGGAAAAATCCAAATTAACACCGCAGAAGTTAATCCTAATCATTGGGTAAACATCAAAGAGTTTGCATTTATGTTTGAGGAGGAAACAGAAACACCGAAAGAAGAAAACAACGGATTAGTAGCTGATAGTTACGCAGATTTCACATTGAACGAATTACGTGAGCGTTTCCCAAACATCAAAGCGACAAGTAAGAAAGCGTTTATCGAACAAATTGAGGAGTAATGACCGAAGAACAGTTTGAAGCGATATGTAAAGAAATAGAGGGTACTTGGGAAGGTCTCTCTATTATTTGCCCTAAACATAAAGTTGATAGGGGTTATTTCTTTGAGTATAAGAATAAAACTGTTGAACGTACTGACCGTTACGCGCGCGCACGCGAGAAGCAACTTGATTACCTTGAAGATTTGCTAGTTCAAATATCAATGAATGACAAGAAAGATATTTTAGTTGATGGTACGGTAAACTTAGGTAGTAACTCAATCGCTAGAGATAGACTCAAAGCTGATACGCTTAAATTCGTCTTATCTAAACTTCGCGCGAATGTTTGGGGTACTAAAATAGAACACACGATTAAATCAGAACCTAGAGTATTTAAAATAGATTAGTATGGATAAAATAACTAAATATGATTACTATACTAACGTTAGGCGCGAAGGTGAATACTTCCAATTTCATAAAGCATTAGTTGAAAATAGTTCTTTAAAATTTAGAATAGGTTTTTTAGAAAGTGAAAATAAAAGGCTAAAAAAGAAATTAAAGAAATTTAAAATCGATTAGTATGGCTTTTGAGGTTACCACAGCACTTAGGAAAATGTTAGCCTTAAAACAGCCTATTAAGATTATTCAAGGCTCTACGAGTAGCGGTAAGACTTTCGGTATCGTTCCAATACTTTACGACAAAGGACTTGAAACACCACGAATAAGAATAACAGTGGTTGCCGAAACATTAACCGCCGTAAAAGAGGGGGCGCTAGATATTTTTATTAACTTTCTAATTGACGAGGGACGATGGAACGATACGAGCTGGAACGCTTCAAGTTTAATCTACACATTGAGCAACGGCTCTAAAATCCAATTCAAATCATTTGACACCGTCGGAAAAGCCAAAGCAAGTGGTAAACGCCAAATCTTATTTTTAAACGAGGCGAACCATATCGACTACGAAATAGCGGATGCCTTAATGATACGAAGCGAAGAGGTTTGGATGGACTTTAATGCTGACATGGAATTTTGGGCGCACACCGAAATACTACCACAAAAAGAAGTTGACTTCATTAAATTAACCTACAAAGATAACGAGGCGATACCGCAAAGGATATTTAAAGATTTAATGCTAAGGAAAGCCAAAGCAGAAAAGGAAGAGAAAAGCGGAAACAAGGGTTATTGGTGGAACTGGTGGCAAGTGTATGGACTTGGGGAAATTGGACAACTGCAAGAATCTATCTTTGAGATTTGGGAACAAGTGGATAAAAAGCCCGAGCGTTTCCAAACGTATTGCTATGGATTGGATTTTGGTTTTGTCCATCCAACCGCATTGTGTAAGGTTTGGTATTTTGAAGATGAAATCTTTGTCGAAGAAATAATTTACCGTGAGGGTTTAACAAGTGGGCAACTCGTTAGCTTAATGCAAAGCAAAGGTATTGAAAACAGCATTGAGATAATTGCTGACTACGCTAGGCCCGAAATGATACAAGACATTAGAAACGCTGGTTACTATGTTTTGAACGCCAACAAGAACGTTAAAAGCGGTCTAGACAAACTCAAGCAAAAGAAAGTCTTTGTACATTCTGATAGTTCCAATATTATTCGTGAGAATAAGAAATACAGATATAGAAAAATTAACGGGGTGCAAACGGAAGAACCGCTCAAACTGTTTGACGATGCGATGGATGCGATACGTTACGCTAATTTGTGGGTGGATAGTTATTCAAGCACCGACATTGGCGAATCTTTTTCAATGGACATGTAAGAATAAAATCCTATTTTAAGTATGGCAATAACGATTGAAAGTACAAATCAAAGCACACTAAGCGCGGGGTACAATCCTTTGCGTTGGTATTTGAGTAGTACAAATGTAAACGAGAAAGCATTTAGATACATTGTTGAGGTGTTTAAAGCTGGGACAAGTGATAAGTTATTTGAAAAGAAATACGCACCAAGACCTGTTGACGGTTACGCAGAAATAGATATTTCAAGAGACGTTCAAAATTTCCTTAGCGCTCACAATCCGTTTCAAAACTCCGATGTTCAAAACGCCCCAGAACATTATTTAAAGTTTGATATTAAATTTGGAGAGGAGTACATTGTTGCGTGGAACTTTGACGATTATATTTTTAATAGTGGTTTAACAGGTTTCAATCAAACGCCAAACGTAACGCCTCACCCTTTTGCCGTTGGTGACCAAGTAAGAGTTGAACTAAACGCTACCTACAATGATTTTAGAGATGCGTTAAACGGTTTGTTTACGGTTACAATAGAACCTGACAATTATACGGTGGTTACTCAATTGCCGTGGATTGGTTCGGGCGGTGCAACACCAGGGAAAATGTACTACGCTGATAATCGTAAATCTCGTTTCTTAAACCTTACAAGCCAAACGAATAAAACGACTGCCAACTTAGCGATTGAGTTGAAACAAATGAATGCGTGGACGGGTGAGCAATTTGGTTTGAGTATTTCCCCAGTTGGAAAGTTTCTTACCGATATGCCACGAATCGTAAAACAGAACCCTAATCAAGATAATTGGTTGGCGTTTTGGAACGATTATCAACTAAAGACTTTTAGAGTGACTTTCGAGAATGACTTAGGCGACATAGCATATCGTACAATCAATTGCACAACTGCCCAAGGTATTGTTCAAATTGCAAGCGGTTTGGGTAACATGGGAACGTTAACACTTGATTCAGGAACGTTGCCAATCGTTAAAGCAAATGCAAGCATAGTAAACGTTTATTTAACAAATACAGCAAACACCCCTGTAAGCGAAATAATAACCTACAAAATTGATAAACGTTGCAACATTGAGGACTACGAAATAGTTTTCATGGATAGGTTAGGAACGTTCGCCAATTTCGCTATGCAACTGCGTGCGTATGAAAAAGGTCAAGTTAACCGATTGACTTACAATAAACAATTTGGAAACGTTTACGCTGGACTTGTAACGTTTAACACTTGGGAAAGTGGCACTACTACCTACCACGTGGATAACACCAAAGAATTGACATTAAACACTAACTTTATGACCGATGCTGAAAGCGTTTACTTTGAGCAATTAATGACAAGTGGGTATGTGTTTTTAAAAGTTGGTAACGATTATTTTGCGTGTCAAGTTACTGAAAGCGGTTACGACGTTGAACGATCTAAAAACGGAAATCTAATCCGTAAAACTATAAATGTACGTTACGCAGTACAAAATCCAATCAACGCATGACGGTAACTAGAATTAGATTAATAGGGGATTTCTTCAATGTAGGTATAAACGATTATTTAGAGGTTGCCGAAAATGTTGTAGTGCCTTTGAATTTTGGCGTGTCAGATGTTAGGGACTTAACGAGCAAAACGGGTTCTTTCAGTAAGTCGATTAAAATTGTAGGAACGAAACACAATAACCTAGTCTTTGATAATATCTTTGATGTTAACGCTGTAACACTTGAATTTAATATCAACACTAAACAAGCGTGTTTAATTGAGCAAGACGGTGAGATAGTATTGGACAATGCAATCATTCAGTTAATCGATGTAGAAAAGATTTCGACTGGCATAGGTAACGATGAGCAAATCATGTACACTGTTACCGTGAAAGATACCGTTTCAGAATTGTTTACCGACATAGGTAGTAAGTTGTTGACTGACTTAGATTTTAGCGACTTAAACCACACATATCAAGCGAGTGATGTTATTGCAAGTTACGACCATGTTAAAGAAGACGGTTATAAATATGTGTTACCAATCACAGACGATGCGCAGTACAACCTTACGGAAATGAAACCCGCCGTTTATGTTTGGCAGTATCTTAACCGTATTTTCTCGAATGCTGGTTATTCGTATCAGTTAGACGAAATGCAATCAATCGGTATTGATAAAATGCTTATTCCTTACAACGGTGGTAAGTCAAAGATAAGCGAAGCGGTGCAAGTCGAAGCGGAAGTTATTGCAGAGGAAACAACATCACAAGAGATTGACGGTTTTTCAGTTGGCGGTTTTGCGACTTACACAAAGCTAAATATTAACACCGAAATAAAGGACGACCAAAATATTTATAATCCAACTTTAAGCCAGTACACAAGTCCATTTAATTTATACGTACCTAATCAATTAGAATATCAAATTGAGATTGACTATGAATTGATATTTAGAAATAATGAGGGTTCTTCATCTGTTTATTTAAACGGTCAAATATCTAGTAATCCTATAATTGAATGTACAAACGGGGGCGTATTTCCTTTGGGTAACGTGGCGGTTTTTGCAGAAAGTGTTAATCCTATTTGCTACATTTCACCAAGTGGTTACACTGTTATAGATTCTGCTTTTTCGGGTTATGCAAACTTACCAAGTGGTGACACAATTATTTCAAGTGGGATTAATAGCCTAAATTTAACAGCGACTGACATAGCCTTTACTGATGTATTGGAGTTACAAATGTTCACTCAATTAAGTAGTGTACCGTCTTTTTTTAGAGTAAGCGATAATGCACCCGCCAACGTTGAATTTATTGTAAATGTAAACTCAATTAAAATTCGTGTTATTCCTAGCGGTGAAAGTTTAGCGTTTGGTTTCCCTGTTGTGATGAATGATTTTATACCCGCCAACATTAAACAAAGCGACTTTCTAAAATCTATTTTCACGTTGTTCAATCTGTTTGTCATTCCTAATATCGACAACCCAAAAGACATTATCTTAATGACTAGGGATAAATACTACGATAGCGGAAACGTAAAGGATTTCACAAACAAACTTTGTAAAGAGTTACCACATACTTTGACATTCCTACCTGAGTTGACGGCAAAGAAATTGACATTAACCTATGCAAGCGACACCGATGCGTTAAACGTTGGTTATCTTAAAAACGTGAACGAGGTTTATGGTCAAGTTCAATATACTTTTGACAACGAGTATATCAAAAACGAAGTTAAGAAAGACGTTATTTTTGGGGCGTCTCCTTTCCTTTCAACTCCATTTGGTGCAACTGTGTTTGGAGTGAATGGTAGCGAACCTAAAACATTGCCACGAATAGTTTTTGACGGTGGAAAATTACCATGCGGTTACTATCAAATTAACGATACACCAACGCAGTTTTTAAGCGTAAATGAATATCCATACGTCGGACACTTTGACGCGCCTGTAAACGCAAACAAAGATTTGAACTTTGGGGCGTGTGATTACTACTTTGATAACAACTACGGTACTATTCCGTACAATAATTTAGGGAATACCTATTGGAGGCGAACTGTTGCCCAAATCAATAGCGGTAAACTGTACACTGTTATGTTAAACGTTAATTCATTCGACATAGCAAACCTTAGATTAAACGATAAAATCTATTTAGACCGTTCCTATTGGGTAATAAACAAAGTTATTGACTACGATGCAAACAGTAACGCACCGACAAAGTTTGAGTTGTTAAGTGTGGACCAGGAAGTAACACTACCAAAGTTTAGAATACCTAAACCAACTAAACCTAGCAAAAACGATGCTGGCATAAAAGTTCCAATAAAGGACATTATTAAAAAACGTTACGATTCTTTGACTAGCGATAGTTCAAGCGGTGACGTTATTGTATTAGGAAAAGGAAACCAAATATTAGGAACGGTTAAAAATGCAATTATAATCGGAGATAATAAGGTAGTTCAAAAAGACGGTCTTTATACCGATAATCTTTTTGTAGGAAACAAAGAAATACTTTCGCCTAAATTTCTATTTAAGGCGTTGGTTACTCAGGTAGGTACTGCAAATCCTACAATGGATATTGCAGTTGACCAATTCGGATTAACGATTACAAGAATCAATATAGGACACTATCAATTAACATCGCCAAACGGTGTATTTTTAGGTCAAGTCCTTTGCGTTGCTCAATTTGCAAAGTCAACTGTAGGGTTCATTTCAATAGGTAGAATAAACAATTTTACAGTTGAGATAAGAACAATAGACTCTTCAGGAACTTTAACAGATGGGCTACTAATGAACACCACAATAATAATAGAATCATGGCAGACAAAGTAATAGACGTTGAAATAAGAACAAACACCACAGGGATAAAATCGCTTCGTCAAGAATTACGTGAAACAACTATTGCTTTACAACAAGCAACCGATCCAGCATTGATTGAACGCTTACAACAAAAAGCGGGTGAATTAAAAGATACAATGCAAGACGTTAACGCAACTATCGAAGCAACTGCGGGTAGTGCAACTGAGAATCTAGCCAAAGGTTTAGGAAAAGCGACAAGCGTAGGTATAGCGGGCTTTCAAGGTTTGATTTCTGCGCAAGCTTTATTTGGTGATGAATCAAAAGCGGTTACAGAAACATTGGTAAAACTTCAAGCACTTGCGGGTCTTAGTGATGCGTTAAATTCATTGGGTGCTTTAGGTGATACTATGACAGAGATTAAAGCTTCGTTTATTGCTGCCGCTTCAAAGTTGGGATTACTTACCACAGCAAAAGAAGTTGACATCGTAGTAACAGAGGGGCAAATTGTAGCTACCGAGGGGGCAACAGTTGCGACGAATGTATTAGGTAAGACAATGAACGCTTTGCCTATTATCGCTATTATTGCGGGGCTTACTGCGGTGGTGGGTGCTATTGCTTATTTTGCTAGCCAAACAGAAGAAGCGACAATCACCCAAGAAGATTTAAACGAAACAACCAAAGCAACTGCAGATGCATTTTCCAAAGCAAAGCAAAACGTTGACGAGGTAGGATTAGCATTTGAAAACGCAAGCAAAGGAGTAGGTAGTAAAAAGAAAGCACTTGAATTATACAACGAAAAATTTGGGGACACATTAGGAATAGCAAAAGACTATAATCAAGCGGAGGCAATATTCACAAAGAACGCAGACACTTATATTAAGGTTTCAGCATTAAGAGCGAAAGCAGATGCGTTTAGAGCGTTGTCAGCGAAAGCCAGTGCAGATGCTTTTGTAGCAAGTCAGGAGGTAGAACTTGATGCTTTGCAATATGCAGAATATGCTAAAACAGCAATTTTAAAAGGCGAAAAAACAGCCGTTGCAGAATTACGTGCGCAAATGATAATGAATCGTAAGGAAGCGCAAGCCGAAGCCGATAAAAGAATCAAAGCCTTAGATGCCGAAGCAAATAAATTTGCAACCCAAGCGACTCAATTAGAGGGTACACTTGTAACGATTAAAGAAGAGGGTGATAAAAAGAAAGTAACTTCGACAAAAAAGACCGCTGAAGAACTTAAAAAAATTCAAGAACAAGCCAACGCAAAATACATTGAAACTGAAGACGCAAAATTTGCGCTTGAAAATGAATTAACACTTTCAGAAACTGAAAAGAAAAAAGTAGCATTACAAGAAGCTTACGATAAACAAATTGCAATCGCTGGAGACGATGAGGGACTTATTAAATTAGCAACTAAAAAACTTCAAAGTGATTTAACTCAAGTAGATGTTGATGCGGAAAAAAGTAGACTTGAAAAATTAAAAGTAATTCAAGATAAAGCAACTGCAGATGCAATAGCAAAAGAAGATTCTGAATTTTTAAGACTACAAGAGTTAACGCTTGAAAAAGCAGATTACGAAAAGTTAGTATTACAACAAAAATACGATGCTGAATATACAGCTGCAGAGGGAAATGCAGAATTACAAATCGCTTTAAAAAAGAAATTAGAAGCTGATTTAAACGCAATCGACAAAGAAAGCGCAACAAAGAAAATAGCAACTGAACAAGAAGTTCAAAACGCTAAACTACAAATGGCAAGTGATGCGTTTGGGGCGTTAGCTGACTTAATTACTGCAACTGCTGGTAAAGACGAAAAGAGCCAAAAGAAAGCATTTCAAATAAATAAAACCGCTTCAATTGGTCAAGCGTTAATATCAACTTATTTAGCCGTCAACTCCGCTTTAGCTTCACCGGCAAACAACTTGTTTCCGGGACAAGCACAAATATCAGCGGGTATTGCATTGGCGGGCGGTTTGGCAAACGTGGCGAAAATTTCACGTACACAATTTGGTAGTGGTGGCGGTGGCGGTGGAAATACTCCTGCTCCTCCTGCTCCTAGTTCAACACAACAACCTAGCGCAACACCATCGTTTAATTTATACGGTAGTGGTGGCACGGCAAACAATCAAAATGCTGGAGG